TGATTGGTAAGATATATGACTGGTCCATAACATATTACGAAATGCCGTTCGCCCAGTAGGGCGAAGTGTCGACGCTCCTAAAGGAGGTGGAATTTCGTGGAGTTCCTACTGTACGACACGCATTTTAGTCATAGGGGATAGCATTGCATTTGGCACAAGTGATGGCACTGCTGTTGCAAATGACAACACCTTATATGAATGGGACGGAGCTGCCTTAGCCGAAGTTTCTGATGTTGCAGGAGCAAACACAGGCAGTCCCTATCCGGCATTTGCAAACAAGGTTAAGTCAATAACTGGCTATCCGGTACATATAGTGAATAGCGGCTATGCGGGAGGTGACATATCTCCAAATGTAAACACCGGCAACTGGTCAACAAGTGGTATCTTATATGCTCCAATGGTGATTAAGGCAAACAGCTATCTTGCAAATCAGGGAGTATCTAAGTTTAGCCTTATAAAGATAACCTGCGGCATAAATGACGCAATCGGAGAAACAGAATTAGCTACCATAGAGGCAGACATAGCCAGTCTTATCACAAGGCTGCATACCGACTTCCCCGAAACCCCGATAATGATTAACAATATCGAGGACAGGGATGCAGTACAGGATAGAGTTGATGCAATAAGGGGATATTTAGCGGCTATAATTGCGGCTGATGATTTAGTCTATGCCGGAAAGGACTTATTTGAATTTACAAGTGGATATTTCTTTGACGGGTTACATCTAAGGCAAAATGGTAATGACCTTATGGGGACGCATGATGCCTATGCTTATCTGACACTTGCCGCTCTGAGTTGTGCAAGTTACAATACAATCGAAACTATCAGCGATAAATTTATGTGGTTGCCGCTGAATATCGCCTATACAAATGCTGACCCCGTTACTGTTGCCTATGACAGACTAAGGGCTTACAATATGATAAATCAGGGGACTCTTAATAGGTCTGTACAGAATGAAAAAGAGTGTATTTATATTGATGGCAGCAATTATTTAAAAACTTCATTCTATAATTTTTCAGAATTATTCAGAGCAACATTTTCTGTTAGTCTACAAGTCAAATTAGCTGACGGCAATCCTGCTGCAACAAGGTATTTTATCAATTATGCCAATTCTACTGTTTCGAGATTTTTAATTGATCTGAGGACAGACGGTAAAATTACAGTTACTTATACGGCAAGCAGTACATCAATTTATGCGCAGACCGCTGCGGCGGTCTTTGCAGATGGCGAGGCGGCTGATTTTGCTCATATTGTTGTTGTTGTACCAAGTGGTGGTACTATTGAAATATGGGTTAATGGCTCAAAGAAAACACTAAGCGGCACATATCCTGGCGTTATGGGTGCCTTAGACATGAGTACGTTTGATGCTCCTGCGGCTGCTTTTTATGTAGGATCCGGAACGACTGCGGCAGTAGGGTATTACCGTAATGTAATCATACAAAATGTAGCGTATAATGAGGCTAATATAACAGCATTAGCAGAACTTTAGTGTAGTAGACGACAGGGAATACACAAAAATGAGTAGTAGCAAATAGACTTCACGAAATAGATGGGAATTTTAAGACGATATAAAAGATTTGAGGAGGTGCTGGCGACGTTCCTTCCAGAGAAGCAGATGCAAGTCACACGTACAACCTATCTAGGGTATACACGTGCTGCATTTCTTTTTGGAGAGTGGCTTAAGGAACACGGACTGGATAGCAAGCCGATGCGAAAAATTTCCGCCCAGGACATCGCTGATTTTTCAATACATCTCGCTCAATCAAAGTTTGACAAGCCTACTTGTGAGTCATTTATTATGCGGATTCGGTCAGTTTTCAAATATGCGTTGAAGCGAGGGGAGGTCGTTACAGTTCCTTTCGATCGCGATCTGATCGTCCTTCCAAAAAAAGGGAAAGATCATTCTGCAGCACTTATTCCTTCTCACATCATGCCGGTTTTGCTACAAGACATTAAGGAACATGATCCTCAATTATTTCTAGCGTGCATGATGGAGTTTTATTGCGGAACAAGGCCTGGAAGGGAGATTCGGTTAATAAAAGTGCGTAATTTTGATTTGGTGAATGGTATACTAACGATAGATGCTGATAAGTCAAAAAACGGGAAGGTGGGGAGAATTACGATGAGTAATGATTTTATAGAAATGTGTAAGGGGTACGGGATAGAAGGGGCGGACCCAGATTTATACGTTTTTGGGAAAAATCATCGCTTGGACACAAGGCATTTGTCAGAGAATATGTTGACGTTCCGATTTAATAAGTATCGGACGAAATATCAGTTATCAACAGATGTAAAATTGTATTCTTTCAAACACATGGGGGCGAGCTATCTTGTGCACTCAAAAGTTCTTGATATTCTTGAGTTGAAAGAGCATTTACGACATTCTGATCTCAGTGCTACTCAACACTATGTAAAAAAAGTACTTGGTGATAAGAATGAAGCAATCCGCACCCAGTTTCCAAATCCATTAAAGGTGCACTGTCAAGCATAGTATGAAGTACGTAGAAGAGATAGTGGTTGAAGGTTTACGCAGGGGAGATTCTGAAGCGTACAAAGCGATGGTGGATCGTTTTAAAGCACCATTATTTGTGCTAATCCTTTCTTTCATCTATCACAAAGAAGATGCTGAAGATTTACTGACACACACTTTTGAGGATGCTTGTTTGAAGATTAGGCACTACCAGCCAACAAATAAATTCAGTACCTGGTTATTTTCTATAGCAAAGAACAATTGTATTGATTTCATACGAACAAAGAATAGGCGGATTATAGAAGTTGAACTTTCGGAAGATTGTAAGTTTATTTCTTACGGGGTAGATACTCCAGAAGATCTACTGATTTACAATCAACAGATGGAGATGGTTGAGTGCGCAGTAGCAAAGTTGAGACAAAAAACAAGATTGATGGTAGAGGAGTACTACTTTAATGGATTACAATTTCATGAAATTGCGGATAAGTACCAAGAGCCTGCATCTACTATTCGTGTTCGTGTTCTTAGAGGAAGAGAACGTTTAAAAGAGTTACTAACCAAATAAATAAGAGTATGAAAAAGTTCATTGGGTTTATCATGGTTCTACTGCTTGCCAGTAGTTGTACGTGCATGCTAGCACAAATTCCGCCACAGTATATTGAAGTGGCGGCGAATTGTGAAGCTGTTCTTCCTGATTACACCACACCTGAATATATTGTGGTGTCCGATAACTGTCAGATTAAATCTGTAACACAGGATCCTGTTGCTGGAACAATACTTAATGCGACAAATCCACAGGTAACCGTAACAATTACGGCTACTGATGTATTTGATAATTTTACACAGGTCACATTTTCAGTTAAGGCAGTGGATAAGATTGCTCCTGTAATTTTGATACAGGGAGGTTTTCTAACTGAGAATTGGGACACAATTAATAATATGTACGATCAGGCGGACAGACTGCTTGCGGAACAGGAGGCATTTTTTGATGCGAACTTTGATTGGGATGCGGCAGGGATACCTGTAGATATGCGACCAATTGATCAGTACAATCAGAAGATCCTTAGCATTCTTGTGTCACCAGCTCATGCTACTACGAAAGATGGTGGGAGATGGTTTCTTTTTGAGAGTAATAAAGATACATACCTATCAAAATGAAGTGGTTACTAACCATATTGTTTTTATTCCCTTTCGCACTGTTTGCTCAGGATACTTTACTGATTGAAGGGCGAACCTTTGTGGACACACTTTGTGATGTCTCCTATGGGGTACAAGTTAACCGCACAACACCAAAACAATTCATTTTTAAAAACAATTCAGTTACTGGTTGTAATACTACTGGCTACATGTTAGAAGCTGGACAGGAAACAACCAGCAACTATACAAACAACTTTCGTGGGGCGGAGATTATAGGTAACAAATTTAATTGGGTAGGCGATCAGAATGCTAATACGATTACACATGGGATTTTTACCGGGTATCATGCAGATGTCAAGATCATGTATAACTATCTTGATCATGTCCCAATGGGGATAATCCGTAAGAGTAATGGTTTGACTGATACAGCAGGAGTTGTGGCGTATAATATTATTGTCAGTTCTCCGGCAGTCGGTATTGTAGTAAAGGGAATGAATGGAGTACGGATTTACAATAATACATTATATAGTGCTGATTCTGCTTATACTGCTCCTGGGATTGGAACTTGGCGTGGGCTTATTGACATCTACGAAAATGATAATCCTGTTGGTAGTGCAAAAGGTGTGAAGATTAAAAATAATATCTTTTACACCAAAAAACAGATCACCACTATTAACGTAATGAATGAGTCTTGTCTTGAAGGATTTGAAAGTGATCATAATATCTTTTGGTGTGAAACTGGTGAGCCAGTGTTTATGATTGCAGGAAATCGTGTGACGTGGGCACAATGGCGCGAACGAGGGTATGATACTCATTCAAGAATACTGAATCCATACTTCAAGGACTTCATAAACTTTGTACCAGAGTTTCGTTTACAGTGGGGGATCCCTACTGAATTTGATATGGGGATTGCAATGAGTGACTATTGGAAGGCCGGATTTGATATGCAGTTGGTAAAACAGAGAGGTTATTGGCAACAGGGGGCAAAAATCTACGAAGGTGATATGGTAATATTTTTCCAAAGTGGACAGTTGCTTTATGGAGATTCAATCAGTGTTCCTCTTACTACTGGAAAGATTACTCTTAATCAATCAGAACTAATAATTGAGCAATAATGGATTTAACATTACATTTTATTGTAGGATTTATCATCAGTTTTATTATCCTGATGTTTGGAAAGCCTGTACAGGCTCGTCGGCCTGATTGGCTGGTTCTACTCGCTGTCGGTGCTTCTCTCGCCATTGGTGTTGCAAAAGAGGCGGGTGACAAGTTTCTCGGATGGGGGACGCCAGAAGTTGCTGATATAACACTTACGTGGGCAGGAGGAACAATTGCATTAATGGCAGTTGCTCTTTGGGATTGGATTCACTACTCTCGTCAGTTTAATCGCAGCGAACGTGGGTTTCTTGATAAAGAAGCTGTTCGTCGGATCTGGATATATTCTTCCATGAGTGGGGTGTTGCTCATGCTTAGTGTTATTTTTGCGTAAGTCGTTAAACTACTACAAAGAAAGGAAGTCAATGGATGCACAAGAGAGAGCAGAAGTAAGAGAGATAATTCATGGGATTCTGAGTGGATGGAATGCGAGAACGGAATCTTATATGATTACAACAAATAATTCATTAAACAATATCGATACACATTTAAAAACATTGAATGGCACAGTCGCCAAGCATCAAACCACACTCGACCAGAATCTTCCACACTCTGAAGTGCATTGTGTGCAGAAGGATAAGATTGAGGAGATGGGGGAAACGTTGGTGCGACTCGATGAAAAGGTTGTGACACGAAAATCATTGAATGCAACAATTTGGAAATTATTTGGAGGGATTATCGCGACGGGCGGTCTTGTCTTTACAATTTGGGAATTTTTCTTAAAAGTGTGATTTATTTGGAATAAGAAGATATTGGAGTTTTTAATCAAAAATGTTTCATTAAAACGAGAAGATCATGACAGTACAAGAGTTTTTTAAAGGTCTTTTAATGCTGCTGATTACAGTGGTTATCACTGCGTTCGGCCAGCAGCCTGTGGATTACGTGCTTCTTGCTATTACAGCGATCAGCACGGTGCTTACATATTCCGGAAAGAATCTGCTTGCGGTGTTGCATTCAGACTCACCTGCAGGAGCTTTGAGCTGGGTCAATGCAGTTTCAGGTATTCTTATAGCAGTAGGAACCGGGGCGCTCCAGTACATAGGAATGTACGTGATTGAAGGGGTTGTTATTTGGAGTGTTGTATGGCGGGTTGTTATATCAGTCACATTGGTATATCTCGGCTCAACATTCTTTGCACCAGAGCACGGAACGAAAGCAAAAGTGTTTGTTAAAGGGTGGAGAAACCTTAAGAACGCAGCGTAATGTTTGCAATCATTGGCAGATCATACGAAAAGAAGCAAACGAAAGGATGCTTCATTGTGATTGACGAGGATACGGAAGTTGCCCAGGTTCAGTCTTTGGAACTTCCGTACCTTGAAAATCAGCAGAATATTTCTTGTATCCCTCCTGGAGAATACCTCTGCGAGAGAATTACACATAGGAAGTATGGTGTATGTTATTATGTCAATGACGTTCCAGGAAGATCAGGAATTCTTATTCACATCGGAAATTTTGCAGCACAGCGAGTACTTGCTGCGCGTGTAAAAGCACGCACGGCGAAGAAAGTTGATACATTAGGTTGTATTATGGTAGGGTTACGATTTGTGGATTTGAATGGAGATGGTTACTTGGATTTGCAAGATTCAACGAAAGCAATGAATATCCTACGAGCAGTACTTCCTGATTCCTTTAAATTGATCATACGGTAATCAAGATACAGTCAAATTGCATGGGAGGGAGGAGGGTAATTTAATGAGTAAAGAAATGGAAAGGACGAAAACAGCACCAAAAGAAATACTTGCGATGAGTATTGCGTTGAATCGTGTATTGCTTGCTCAGCGATTAGGGCTGCAGCAGTACGACGGAGATCGTGATATGTATCAGGCGCTCGGGTACAAAAAAGAGATTAAATTTCAGGATTATCTCGATTGTTACCTGCGGCAGGATATTGCGAAAGCAATCATTGATCGTCCTGTAAAAGCAACCTGGCAAGGGAATCTTGAGTTGATCGAGTCCAACGTTGCGAAGGATACTCCCTTTGAAAAGGCGTGGAAGGAGATGGATAAGAAGCTCGGGGTGAAGAGCATTCTCACGCGACTTGATCGTCTGACAGGGATCGGGAAGTATGGTGTTCTGCTACTTGGCTTTGATGACGTTAAGAAAAAGGAGCAGTACATTCTCCCCGTAAAAGAAGGAAGGCGGAAGCTTGTATACATGAAGCCTCTTAGTGAGACAAGCGTTCACATTGATACATATGACAAGGATCCGGCAAGTGAGCGGTATGGTCTTCCAGAGTTGTATTCAGTTGATGTTGTTGAGACGATAGATGGTGCAAGTTCTACAATTCGTATTCACTATTCCAGGGTCTTGCATATTGTTGACAATGCTCTTGAAAGTGAAGTAGAAGGCACCCCAAGGTTACAGGCTGTATTCAACAGGTTGATGGACCTGGAGAAGGTTGTCGGTGGTGATGCTGAGATGTATTGGAGAGGAGCAAGACCAGGATATCAGGGTCTTGTGGATAAAGACTACACTGCTACTGATGCATTCAAGACAGCATTGAAGGATCAGTTAGATGAATATGAGCATAACGTTCGTAGGATCCTTACACTTGAGGGGATTGAGCTCAAGGCTCTTGCACAACAGATTGCAGATCCTTCACCTCATGTGAATTCGCTGATTGAGCTGATCTCCGCGGAAACCGGCATTCCCAAGCGAGTATTGATGGGGAGTGAAAGAGGAGAGCTTGCAAGTTCAGAAGATCGTTCCTCTTGGCTTTCTTATGTGCAAGCGAGAAGAGAAGACTTTGCAGAACCGAAGATTATTCGTCCTCTTGTTGACAAGTTGATTGAAGTTGGTGTCCTTCCAAAACCTGGGGAAGAATACACAATTAAGTGGATTGATCTCTTCTCTGTCAGTGAGAAGGATCGGGTGGATATCGGAAAAGGAAGAGCAATCGCATTGAGTGAGTATGCAAAGAACCCGATTGCAATAGAAGTTATACCGCCTGATGCATTTATGCAATTCTTTTTAGGACTGGATACCGAGCAGATTACGCTCATTAATGCAATGCGGGCAGAAGGGATTGAAGAAGAATTGAAGGATCTTATCCCGATTCCAAATCCGCCACAAGAGCCAAGTATGACAAGAACGAAAAAACCTGTAGAGTGATTGATTGCTGTGAACATATAACAAATAATGCTGTAAGACATTACGATCCTACACGAACTACTGCTTTGCGGAATGCTTTCGCGAGTGCAATGAAACGAAGGTTTCAGGAGCTTGTGAAGGTAACGAGGAAGGCTGTGGCGGAAGAGGATGTGTTTGGATTAGAAGCACCTAAAGTGTTTCAAATGACAACACCTGGTCAGCGAGCGTTTGCATTTGAGCGGAGTGCAAAGAAAATTGAATCATTCTTAGATTGGTTACAGGCACAGATTGACGCAGGAATTCTTCAACTTGGATACTTGCACCAAATTGGACAAGGGACGGAAAGAGCCTGGACAAATTTATACATTCTTGATTCATACAAGCGCGGTGTAATTCGTGCAAGGTACGAACTCCAAAAGGCGGGGTATGATGTTCCTTCTCTAGACTCTACAGGAGGGATTGATGCAAGCATGAGTTCCTTGTTCCATGTCGACCGTGTTGGTTTGATTTACACCCGTGTATTCAATGAACTGAAAGGGATTACTGCCGACATGGATAAATTAATATCCAGAGTATTGGCTCAAGGGCTTGTAGACGGCGATTCCCCTCGATTACTCGCTCGGAAGCTGGTGAGTGTAATAAACGGATCCGGTGCAGGGGATCTGTCCATGACGGACACGCTAGGGCGGTTTATTCCTGCCTCCCGGAGAGCAATGATCCTTGCCAGGACCGAAATTATAAGAGCACACCACCTTGCAACAATTCAAGAGTATCGGAATTGGGCTCTTGAAGGAGTGTATGTGAAGGCGGAGTGGATGACAGCAGGAGACAACAGAGTCTGTGACAAATGTGCGTCACTACAAGGAAAAATATATACACTAGATGAGATTGAATCAATGATTCCATTTCATCCGCTGTGCAGGTGTATTGCATTGCCTGTACTTGTAACTAAAGAATAGGAGGATTAGCGATGACCGAAAAAATGCATAAGGAAAGTTACAGCGTCTACTCGAGTAAGCAGGGGGCATACGAAGTGGAGATCAAAACACACCTCAAGAAAAAGAATCTTGTAATCCCTGTTACGATGATGGTTGAAGGTGTACATAATGGGAGCCATGGTCCTCTTTTGCATCTTATTAATGACCTGGGTAAGTTTCCAGCATCGTGGGATGGCATTCCTGTTGTGATTAACCATCCGCAGAAGGAAGGGGTGAATGTCTCTGCTAACTCTCCTGATATTATTGAGGAGCGTTGTACAGGGAGAGTGTATGGGACCTACGTTGACGGTACAAAATTGAGGGCGCAGGTTTGGTTAGAAGAGGACAAGCTCTCGAGTGTGTCAGAAGAGGCTCTGCTTGCAATAAATGAAAAGCAACCAATTGAGGTCAGCGTAGGAGTCTTTACAGAGGATGAAATTGAAGAAGGAGAATACAATGGAGAAAATTATGAAGCGATTGCCAGAAATCATCGACCAGATCATCTTGCTCTTCTGCCCGACGGAGTAGGTGCTTGTTCGTTGAAGGATGGTTGCGGACTTCGTGCAAACAAACAGAAAGGAGGTAACAATGTGAAACAAGAAGTGAGTGAGGCGATGCGTCTGCTAAATAAAGAGGGATTTATCGCTTCAGAGATTAGAGTGAATGAAGAAGATGGTTATCAGGTTCGACTTGATGCAGTTCGGAATTATCTGTATAGCATGGATTCTGATGCAGCGTATTATTATTTGGAAGAGTTGTATGATGATCATCTGATCTACGTTGTTCGTCTGAAGGTTGGCGGAAGTCATATGTATAAGCAATCATATTCTTATACCGATGACAAAGTTGAACTGACAGGTGATCCGACGGAAGTGAGAAAAAAAGTTTCTGTGGAATACGTTGCAAATGAGGCAAATGGACTACAGAGAACCAAGTTCAATACAAACAAAAATAAGGAGGTTAACACGATGGAAAAAGAAAAGTGCACCCCTTGTGTTCTGAAGAAAGTCAATGACCTGATTGGTAACAACCAGGGATTTACTGAAGATGACAGGGAAATGCTGCAGGGCTTTACTGAAGCTCAGCTGGATAAGCTCTTCAAGAAAGAAGAGAAGCCGCTTGAGGTGAATAAAGTCGCTGAGGAGAAGAAAGAAGAGAAGCCCGCTGAAAAGCCGGCAGTACAAGCTCTCTCAGAAGAAGACAAGGCTGATCTTGCTTGGGCAAAGAGCATGAGACAGGCCAAGAGAGCTAAACTGATTGAAGGGATCCAGGCAAATGCAAAAGATGTATGGACTCCTGAAGAACTCAAAGCAATGTCAGAAAGCCAGCTGGAGAAGATTTACAATGTCTCTAAGAAGGAAGAAGATGAAGAAGTGGCTGACTATACTCTCAGAGGAGGAAGTCCGAAGGTCAATTCAACTCAGCCTCCTGTTCTTCTCCCCACTGGTATTACGGCTGAATAAATAAGAAAGGAGGAATAGAAAATGGCACGTACAATTAAAGCAAAGAAGTACACCAATGTAATTGAGGAGTACGAAGCAAATGCAGCCATCACCCCTGGTATGCTTATCGAACTGATGAGTACTGATAAGGTGAGGGTGCATGCAGGTGAAGGGCAGAATGCTCTTCCAATGTTTGCCCTGGAAAATGAACTTGAAGGACAGGGTGTTGAGGACGCTTACGCAGAAGGTGATCTGGTTCAGTGCTGGATTCCGAATCGCGGTGATATTGTCAACGCTCGTATTGAGAATGGGCAGAACATTGCAATAGGAGATTTCCTTGAGTCTAACGGTTCCGGGTATCTTCAGAAGCATGTTGCTGACGTTGACTCAAGTGCTGACATCACAACCATCTATCCTCTCCAGATTATTGGACAGGCTACAGAAGCTTGTGACATGTCTGGATCGAGTGGAGTTGATGTTGCCGGAGGTTTCTGTGCAGTAAGGATAATTTAAAAGAAAGGAGGCAAATACAATGATTGATTATTTAGGTAGAAGTAAAAGCCAAGGAGATCTTGCTGCATATATCATGAAGAACGGCAGGATGAACCCTGGGCTGCTGCGTCCTTTTGAAGAAGAAGGACGGGCGTTTGTGTCTGTATACATCGGAGGAGACCCTAAGAAGCTCTCCAGTTACAGCACGTACCCGATCAATGCAAATGCAACTCTCCGCAGGGATGAGTGGAAATCACTTGATGAAGCTGTTCTGAAGATTTCAGAAAAGCGTCTCGGTGGGGTAGATGATCTCATCGCCAATGGACTTGTATACAGTCTTGGAAATGCAATGGGAACAACTGTTCTCGAGTACCATGATATGTCTGATGCTTTCACAGCAGAGCTTACCATGGATGGTGTTTCTAGGAGTAAGAATGACCGGCCGGAGTTTGAGTCGAAGTATTTACCGATTCCTATTGTTCACGTTGATTATGAAATCAACACAAGGGTTCTTGAAGCAAGCAGGAAGCTCGGTAATCCGCTTGACACAACCTCTGCAGAGAGAGCTGCAAGGAAGGTGAATGAGAAGTTTGAAGATATGCTCTTTACCGATACTACTTATGGGTTTGGTGGAGGAACAATCTACAGCTACCTCAATCATCCAAATATTAACCTTGTAACTCTCGGAACACATTGGAATGACTCTCCGAAGACTGCCGCCCAGATCATTGATGATGTGAAGAACATGAAGCAGGCTGCAATCGATGCGTACCATCACGGTCCGTACATGCTGTACATTCCTACTGCATACGAAACGGTAATGGATGAGGATTACAACTCAACTACCCCGACAACCATTCGCGAGAGGATTCTCAAGATCGGCGGGGTCAAGGGTGTGAAGGTGATTGACACTCTTCCTGCTGACAAGGTTCTCCTTGTGCAGATGACTTCTGACGTTGTTCGTCTCGTTCGTGGAATGGGAATTACCAACGTTGCATGGAAGGAAGAAGGTCAGTTTGTTAATAAGTTTAAGGTGATGGCTATCCAGGTTCCTCAGATCCGTGCGGATCAGGATGGGAACAGCGGAGTAGTCCTCCTTGGATAATCAAGAAGAAACACTAATCAGGTGATTTCTTTTTCAATCTAATAATTGCTTACAAAATGGAAAGAACAAAAAAAGTAGAAGTCGTGATTCCTCCCAAAAAACCAAGTTGGAGGAAATTAGGAGGCGGTTCTCTTCGAATAGGGAATCGCATTATCAAGCGTGGGCAAGTCTTCGAAGCTGATGTGGAAGAAATTTCCCCCGGATTTCGTCGGTTTGTAGAATCGTTAGATGGTGTAACATTCCCTGCAGAAGGAAGAGAAAAAGCACCTCCTCCTATTGTGTCCCGTGTTACATATTCAATCAAGCATCGGAGTGGAGGCAAGTACCACGTCCTTGATTCAACAGGGAAGATTGTTACTGAAGAAGCTCTTTCAAAAGAAGAGGCGCTTGCACTAGTTGAATCAATGCAGAAATGATTTGGCGAGTCCCGCGGATATGGAATGAAGGGGAGTGTTGGATTCTTGGTGGAGGTCCCTCCGTCCTGCGTCAGTTCGAAGTACCTGACTCAGTGATACAGGATGTTATCAACAAGACAGCTCCCTTGAGTAGCTATTCTTCATATATGGCTCCCCTTCATAACAAGCATGTTATCGGGATCAATGTTGCGTATCTGATTGGTGATTGGTTGGATATGGTTTTCTTTGGTGATAAAGGGTTTTACCTTGCTCACCGTGATCAATTAGCAGCGTATCCAAAATTGAAAGTTTCTTGTCATCCAGAGATGGTGAAGGTACCGTGGGTAAAATATCTTGCAAAAGATCCTCGTCATGTAAAAGGGATTAGCAGCAATGATGCAATGGTTAGTTGGAATGGAAATTCTGGAGCTGCAGCAATTAGCTTGGCTGTCCATACAGGAGTAAAGAGAATTATTCTGCTTGGATTTGATATGAGGCTTGATGGGCAGGAAAGGCAACATTTTCATGCCTGCTATACATATCCAGTAGACAAAAAGAAAAGAATGAGGACGTTACCTTTTCACAAGCATCTCCCTGGGTTCGTTCAGGTCGCAGAGGATGCACGGAAGATGGGGATTGAGATTATCAATGCCAGTCCGGATAGTGCAATTCCTCATTTTACAAAAGCAAATGTAAAAGAATTGTTATGAAGTTGTGTATTCATTATGGGTTTGGGGATTACGTCGTCTGTTATGGTATGGTACGAGAACTGGCCAAGACAGAGGATGTAACTTTATTTGCAATCCCTCATTGTTCACCACAGCATCTTAATAATATTGAACGGCTTTACAGTAGTATAAAAAACGTTAAAATTTCTATTGATGACCCTAGGAGGTATTCTGATGTTGTGTATGTAGGGTATGAGGAGTTTTTTAAGGCTCTCGAATGCAATCCGAGTCTTCAAAATCAGAAATTCTTCTACGATCAAGTTGGAGTGCCTTTTAATTTGCTCTGGGACAACTTTTATTTCAAACGTGATCGCAAGAGAGAAAAAGAAGTTTACTATGATATCTTGGGGTTAAAGGATGGTGAGGAATACATTTTCTTACATGATGATCCCTCTCGTGGGTTTGTGATTAAAAGAAAGTATCTTCGTGATATAAGAATTGTTCAGCTTAATAAGCATCAGGATGTGAGCATCCTTGATACATTGTATCTTGTTGAAAAATGCAAAGAATTGCATGTAATGAATACGGGCCTGGTTCCGTTTGTTGACCAGATGAAAATAAAACACGACAATTTAAATTACCACAAGTATATAAGGCCGCTACCATTTGAGCAGCCTATCTTGAAAATGAAGTGGAATATAATAAACTAAATGATGGATGAGATTGATCTTATTACTTTCAGTGAGTTGATTGACAAGTTAATGACTGTCAATATTAAACTCTTCCTGATAATGGATAAAATTGCTACGCCGGATTTATCTGAAGGTGAGCTCAGGGAATTAAATGCTGATCAGATTCGTCTCGTCAAACAACGAAGTTCTTTAAAGACTGCAATAGATACAAAGCTAAATCTTGCTATCAAAGCTGGCGGGACAAATGTTTTGGATGAGGTAAAAAAATATAGCTGATGAAAAAGATTTATTGTGCATACGGGGATGCAAAATTTCATGCTAAACTTCTTGTAACCAGAGACACAGCTCTCTCGGTGGGGAAGGTTGATGAGTTCTTCATATTTCGCAGAGAGGATCTTCATATTGATAACTTCTATGAGAATAACAAGGATATCTTAGACCAGCAGCCGGGTGGTGGATTTTGGGCATGGAAGCCGTTCGTTATTCTGAAGACAATGGAATATGTAGACGATGGTGATATTGTTTTACATACCAGTACAGGCATGAAGGTGCTTGCAAATCTCGATCCATTGTTTGAGATTACCAAAGATCGGAAGGACAAGAGAATGCTTTTTTCTGCATCAGCCATTTATGGAACTCATAAACATTCACAGTACACCAAACGTGATTGTTTTGTTGTAATGGGGCTTGATAGTCCGGAGTACTGGGAGTCAAGGATGTTAACAGCAGCGCATTGTGTATTCATGAAGACTCCTGAGAACATTGAATTCCTTAAAGAGTGGTTGCGCTACACTACTGATAAGCGTGCTATTTGGGACACGATACCTCCCATGCCAAACACTACTAGCAATCCTAACCTTCCTGGTTTTCTTGAACACCGTTATGATCAGGCAATACTCTCTCTATTAAGTGTTAAGCATGGAAGGGAGTTGTATAGAGATCCGACACAATTTGGGATTGCTGAAGTAGATAATTTTCCTAACTCACCCTACGGACAATTGTTTTACCAATACGACTAAGAGATGGATTTACGATTCGCCCCAGGTATAAAGTTAATGAGTCACAAGCAATTTGTGGACTACTTTGATGGTCGCCCGATCTATCCAATCGGTGTAGAAATATCACCATCTGGAAGATGTAATGCAAATTGTAGTGATTGTTTATATCGGCAAAAGAATAGCAAACTTGGAGGGCATGATGGCTGTTTGTTTGACGAGGAGAGGATGTACCACCTTATGATAGAATTTGTCTCTCTGGGAGTTAGTTCGATCACATGGACAGGGGGAGGTGACCCATCAACGCATCCTTCATTTCCTGTATTTGTGAAGTGGGCAAATTCATTCGGGATTAAACAAGGGTTATTTACCAATGGACTTCTTCCTATCAAATACGATCCTTCTTTGTTTGAATGGATCCGTGTTACAAAGACTGATCAACCCATAAATGAAGATGTTTTAATGAGCATGCGTGCATGTAAAACATTAGGGGTGTGTCTTAACTACGCCCCGCGGCATACTGAAGAATTGGTTTATGAATTGTTAGCAATTGTAGAAAGGTTGGATGCAGTGAAGACGTCTCCTGCACATTCGACTTATTTACAAGTAAGGCCGGTATTGCACATTGAAGGTGAGAGTGTGATGAATGGCTCCCCTAAGATTACACACCCTCTACTCAATATTACAGATTACAAGTTTAGAGGTTTAGGGGACGGGAGAAATTACAATGTTTGTGAAGCATTTCACTTCGTTCCGTTTATCTGGCAAGATGGTGCTGTTGATGTCTGTGCGTATCACAGGAAAGAATTAGCATACCGATTAGGTAACTTGCATGATGCTGGTGAGAAGGGAACTTTTAAATACATCATGGATCATGCACCAAAGAATGTAGAGGTGGTTAGTAATTGCCAAACTGTTTGTAAGCTTCACGAAATGAATTCCATCATTCAACTTAGAAAGGATTTATCCGATAAAGATATAACATTTCCTTGATATGAAAATACTGCTACTCGGACATAATGGTAATCTTGGTTCTTTCTTAACCATGCGGTTGTCTCCTGATGTGCTGACATCAAGAGAAGTTTATTGCAATGGTGTGGATTATGATTACGTCATTAATTGTATAGGGAGGGCAGATTTTGATTACTGTGAGGAGCATAAAGAGGAAAGTGATTATTCTAACAGGGATGTTGTTCTCGATATACAGAAATGGTATCCTACGAGTAAGATAATCAACTTCTCTTCTTACTTTGTGTATGATTCAGTTGGTCTTTGTACTGAAGACTCTCCGGTAACGCACAAGTATAACTACACAAGGCAGAACCTAGAAAAGGAACAACTGGTCAAGAATGGTGTTAGTTTTAGGTTGGGGAAACCGTTTGGTCATCCGCAATTAAGCAAACAAAGTAAGTTAACTGAGTACATAATCCAGAATGATGATCTATTTTTAGATGATGTCACATTTAATCCTGTAAGTCTGGCACAAATATATAAAGTGATACTGTACGAAATCAGGATGAGGGATTTGCATGGTATTTACAATCTTGCAAATAATAATTTGACTACTCCATTTGAGTACGGTGCCTTTATTAATCGAATGATGGGGACAAGTAAGAAGATCACTCGAGTGAATGAAATTAAGCGCACCTTTCATAACAATGGCAGATTCACAATGTCACTCGATAAGTTAAGGAAGCTTGTGCATTTAACAGATTGGCAGGACGATATGATTACTTACTTAAAATCATTGTAGATGAAGTGGTTTCTAAACATACCAAAAATTTTACATGTGTACTGGGGGACCGGTTCTCTTCCATATCTGCGGTATCGTACTGTTTCATCCTTTTTAGAGTGTAATCCAGATTGGAAAGTAATTTTGTGGAGACCTCGTTATCCTGCAAAAGTTGTAACATGGCAAACAAAAGAACTCCAATACGAGAGTAATTGGGCGGACTACACTCAATCTCTTGTAGAGATTGTATCAGAAGTAATCGAAGTCGATTTTGCAGAGCACGGAATGCCAAATAATATGTCAGAAGTGCACAAGTCAGATTTCTTGAGATATTGGTTCCTTCATACGTACGGTGGTGTGTATGCAGACATGGATGTTTTGTTTTTTCGTCCTATTGAGAAGCTAGAGGTGAATCACCCGCACTTCAAAGATCGTGAGACGTTTGTTTGTATCTCGCCTAAGTACGGGCACTCGATTGGATTTCTGATGGCATCTCCTGGAAGTAAATACTTCCAAAGAATGGAGGAGCTAAGTAAAGCAGCATTTAAAGATCCAAAAGTCTATCAGTGCATTGGTCCGAATCTTTGTAATAAATATTTTCCTACATTACAATCAATTAAAGCAATCTCACCTGCTGCGGAGATTGGAATGAGAGCGGTGTACGCGCATGACGGAAGAAGGGTTAAGGAATTATATGCAGAACCTGGAGGAGAGCGATTTACATCACAATCAATTGGTGTTCACTGGTATGCAGGGCATCCTCTTGCTGGAGAATTTTTAAGGAGCACGGATGGTGGAAGAGTTAACTTACCTAATAATATTATTGGAAGATTATGAAAGTATTAACAATCACAGGGACTCGTCCTGAATTAATTAGACTGTCTGTCATCATGCGGAAGTTGGATGAAGTGTGTGAGCACATCCACGTCCACACCATGCAGAATTATGATCCCAGCCTCTACGACATCTTCATGCGTGATCTGAAGATTCGGAAGCCTAACTACGTCCTTGCTCCTGCGGAGACATTAGGAGGATTTCTAGGAGAAGGTTTTCAGATGTTTGAGCAGATCCTCAATTTTGAGAAACCGGATAAAATTCTGATTCTTGGTGATACAAACTCAGTATTGTTTGGAATTCTTGCATCAAAGAAAGGGATCCCTATCTATCATATGGAAGCAGGAAACAGGTGTTACGACCCTGCTGTTCCGGAGGAAACCAATCGGGTTATCATTGATGCGTGTTCCAAATACAACCTTCCGTACACGGAAAACTCGAAAGAGAATCTTATAAGAGAAGGTCACTCAAAGAATTTCGTGTTTAAGACTGGTAATCCAATTCGTGAGGTGATTGAGTATTACGAGGAGAATGTCAACCGCAGTTTGATCTTGCAGAATCTTGGACTTCTCGATTGGGACTTTGGAGCAGTTCCAAAAGAGTATGCTCTGCTCACATTCCACAGGACAGAGAACGTGGATAATCCTGAGAGAGCAAAGAATGTGGTTGACTGCATGAATATCATTGCAGAGGAGTTGCCTGTCGTATTCTCTTTCCACCCGCGCACCAAGGATCAGTTTGCGAAGCATGGAATCGCTTTCTCAGATAAAGTGATTACACATGACCCTGTAGGATTCTTTGACTTCCTGCAACTGGAGAGGTTTGCAAAGGTTGTGTTTACTGACAGCGGTACTGTTCCTGAAGAAACAAGCATCTTTCACATTCCAACCATTGTATTGAGAGATACTACTGAGCGGCAGGAACTTATGGAGAACGGAACTCTCATCCTTGCTGGAACAAACAAGAAGGATATTCTTACCGCGTACAATGCGATTGGTAAGCTCCTTCGTAAGTGGGATGGACTTGATGATTACGACAAAGTTAACGTTTCGGATACAGTAATCAGATTATTGTTAGGACAATGAAGAGCTCTATCAAATATAGCATCATCATGCCCTACTACAATAGGGCGGCTCAACTGGAGAGGACACTGAAGTCATTCTACGATCTCTATAAAGATCGGAACGACTTTGAGGTTCTTCTTGTTGAAGATTCTAAGAACCATGCAAATGCAGAGTATCATGCTGCATTTTGGAAGATTGTTCAGTCATACAAATCAAAGTTCAGTATTTATGTGCTTGAAAGTACTTTCAATTTACTGAGTCCGGTGCGTGCATTTAACTATGGTGCTTCGCAAGCGGAAGGAGCATTTATTATCTTGACAAATCCCGAATGCTTACACTCAGTAGATGTTTTAAAAGGATTTGACGAGGAGTTTTCAAAAAATGAAGATTGTTACGTTGTTTGCGGATGCCAGGCACTAAAACAGAATGGTAGTTTTGATATGTGGTATCAGCATTCCTCACACAGAAATGTTTGTTTACATTTTTGTACTGCTATTTCACGAACCTTATTTAAACTTCTTGAAGGATTTCCTGTTGAGTTTGACGGTGGGTATTGTTTTGATGATGATGCATTTCGTGAAAAGGTGAAAAGAGCGGGGATTCCGTTTGTACTTCGTGATGATCTTCTAGTAACGCATCAATGGCATGTAAAAGAACGCCCTGCACATTGGAGAGAATTGTGGTTGAGAAACAAAAACTTATACACTCAAATGTTTTCAGAATGAGACCAGAGACGACGATAGTGTGTGTATTGAAAACAGGAGGTGATTTCCATTTTGAGGATGTCTTGCTCCTCTCTTCTAATCTACAAAAACAGTGGAAAGGAGAAGGGTACCTCCGTACTATATGTTTGTGGGATCAGGCAGAAAAACAAATTGAATTTACAACATGTACGATTCTCCCTTTCCCTCATCCGGAGTGGAAAGGATGGTGGAGCAAGTTAAATCTTTTCTCTCCTG